TGGCGGGGTTGTTGTATTTCAACCAAATAAACTTTATGAAATTTTTGATGAAAATGTTAATAGCTATTTTATAGGGCGTGACTCTTTTTGCATTGTACTAGATAAAAATACTGTTTATGAAAATTTTATAGAAGAAAAGAGAATTTTACAATAGAAGCCCAAATGGAGGTTTACATAATTTATGAAATACTTTTTAGATACAAATATATTGCTAGATAATTATGATTGGTTTAAAGAATTATTCAATAATAAAAATACAGATATTGATTTATATATTCCAAGTGTAGTAATATTTGAACTTGACAATATAAAAATGTCAAAGTCAAAAGATGATAAAATCAAAAGTACTTGTAGAAAAGTGATACAATTAATTTCACAAAATATGAATAAGATTAATATTGTTTATCCAGAAGAGCGGACTTATGAATTATTGAGAAAACAAGAGAAAGTTTCAGAGAATAATGATGGTAAGATTTTGAGTTGTGCTTATTATGAATATCTACTTGGAAATGAAGTTACATTACTTACAAATGATATACTGCTTGCAACTCAGGCGGCGCCGCTCGGAATAAAGACAAAGAATATTAAACAAAAAACCAAAATCAATACAGGTGTTTTAACAGTAAAAATGAATGATGACCAAATAAATGAGTTCTATGGTAAAATACTTCCTAACAATAAAAATATTTATAATTTAAATGAAAATGAATATTTGACAATTATTCATAAGGGAGATTATATAGAAACTTATAAGTTTAAAAATAATAAATATCAAGCAATAAAATCTAAACCTATTATTTCAAATATGTTCGGTAAAATTAGTCCAAAAGACTATTATCAAACTTGTGCTATTGATAGTTTAAAATCAAATAAACTAACAGTTATAAAAGGTACTCCAGGTAGTGGTAAATCATTATTGTCAATGGCTTATTTATTTTATAAACTTGAAAGAAATGAGATAGATAAGATAATTATGTTTGTCAATCCAGTTGCAACAAAAGATAGCTGTAAGTTTGGTTTCTTGCCTGGTACTGCACTTGAAAAGATTTTAGGCTCTCAAATAGGTAACTTCTTATCTTCAAAAATAGGAGATATGGTTGAAGTTGAAAGACTTATCAGAGAAAATAAACTTGAACTTTTACCTATTGCTGATATACGAGGCGTTGATTTTTCCGAACAAAATATTGGAATTTATGTAACAGAGGCACAAAACACTACTGTTGATATGATGAAACTTATATTAACAAGAGTTGGTAAAAATAATATTTGTATTCTTGAAGGTGATGATAAAACCCAAGTAGACTATAAAAATTATGAAGGTGATAATAATGGACTTACAAGAGTTTCACAAGTATTTAAAGGTCAACCTTATTATGGAGAAGTAACATTGAAACAGTGCTATCGTTCAGAAATAGCGGAGCGTGCCGAACTATTGTAAATTATTTAAATAATTAACAATTAAAGGGGAAGATTTTATCTTTCCCTTTTTGTTATAATAATTTTGATTTTATAGATAAATAGTAAAGTAAAAAGAGGGTTTAATACCCTCTTTTTATATTGGTGCAAATAAAATTATTTTGGAATTCAGAGATTTTAGTATTGACAAATTCAAAAAAATATGGTATAATTATATTATAAGATAAAAAATAAACTATAATAAATCGACAGAAGGGAGTGTTAAAAATTAGTACAGACACAATTTTATTATATATAGTTTTATTTTTTTCTGCAATAATTTTTTCTATTTCAGATTTTTCAATTATAAGATTAACATCTGCTTTACTGATTTGCTTTTTAGCTTATAAATTCGGTAAATTAGATGCGGCTTATGAATTTTATAATCAATTAGAAGATGATGAAGATGATAGATAGAAAGGAAAATATTTATGAGTTATGGAATAGATAATATTACAAAGTTGAGTATTAGAGATGCCGTTCGTTTGAGAGTGCCAATGTATCTTGGTAGTGATGATACGAATGGTATTTATCAGGCATTTAAAGAAATAGTAAATAATGCAACAGATGAAGCAAACATTGGTTATGGAAATGAAATAAAAATCTTTGTAGATGAAAAAGAGAATTGTATTGAAGTAAGAGATTATGGACGCGGGGTTCCTTTCGGTATTAGAGAGAACGGAGAAAATGTTTTAGTGTCCATTTATACAGAAACACATACAGGTGGAAAGTTTGACAAAAAGTCATATAAAACTTCTAGTGGACTTAACGGTGTAGGTGGCTCCGCCACTTGTTTATCGTCTGAATACTTTATCGTTGAGAGTCACAGAGAAGGAAAGTATGCAATAGCAAAATTTAAAGAAGGACTTTTGGAAGAATATAAGGAAAATGTAAATGCGAACAAACATGAGAAAGACGGTACATATATTAAATTCAAGCCAGACAAAAAAGTCTTTAAGAATATGACAGAAAACTTTTCATATGCTAAAATTTGTGAGGATATTGAAAATATTTCTTATCTTAACAAGAAAATTAAATTTGTAGTACATAATGTAAACACAGGAGAGAAAGAAACTTATCTTTCAAAGCGTGGAATTATTGATTTTGTAGAGTCAAAAAGTACAAATGGTATTACAAAGCCTATTATTGGCAAAGCATCAGATGATATTGACAGTGTTGAGATTGCAATGATGTGGACAAATGACAAAGATATTAAGGAATATGTTTTTGTAAATGGATTATATTGTCCTGAAGGCGGAACTCCATTGACTGGTGCAAGAACAACTTTAACAACTCAAATGAAGAGTTTATCAAAGAAAAATCTTACACCTGAGTCAATTAGAAAAGGACTTGTTATTGCAATTAATTGTATTGTTGATGAACCTTCTTTTGCTAATCAGACAAAAACAAAAATATCAAATCGTTCATTGAGAACATTGGCTAATCAAATATTGAAATCAATGCTTATAGACTTTTCAAAAACATCTGATTTTAATAAAATGATTAAGATTATCGAGAAAACAGACAAAGCAGAGCAGGCTGCTGAAAACGCAAGAAAGCAAATTCTTGAAACAACAAAGAAAATTGAAAAAAGTCTAAAGAAAAAGGTTATAAATACAGACAAATTAAAAGACGCAGAGTATACAGGTAAAGACTCTATTCTATTGGTTGTCGAAGGAGATAGTGCTGCGGGCGGTATGGCGAACGCAAGAGACCATAAAAAGTATGGAATACTTGGTTTAAGAGGTAAGATGATTAATTGTCTTAGTAAATCAGAAGAACAGATTATGGACAACAATGAAATTCAATTATTGTTGCAAGCTCTTGGTATCGTGCCTGGCAAGTACAATCCAAACAAACTTCGTTATGGAAAACTTGCAATCTGTACAGATGCAGATAGTGATGGATACCATATTGGATTACTTGTAATGTCTGCATTAGCTTATTTCGCACCTGAGTTTATTACAGAGGAAAGACTTTGTTGGTTGAGGTCGCCGCTTTACATTGTAAAGAATGGTAAAAAAGAAAGCTATTACTTTTCAGATAGTGAGTTTGAAAAAGCAAAAGATAAGATAAAAGGAACAGTATCTCGTGCAAAGGGACTTGGTGCTTTGTCAGATGAACAAGCACATAATTCAATGTTTACAGATGAATATCAAAGAATGGATATATTAAAGCCTGATGATGAAACATTTGTTCTATTGAGAAGTCTTATGGGTGATGATATTGAATATAGAAAGAATTATATATTCAAAAATGTAGACTTTAAAGAGATTAAAGAATAAAATTTTAAATTTTATTAGATACACTATTGACATAATAAGAAAAATGTAATATAATATTAATATAATAAAAATGAATGGAGATATAGAAGAATGAATAATTTTACAGATATGAATAAAATTATAAAAGACTCTTTCATACAGTATTCTGGTGCTGTTCTTCAATCTAGAGCTTTAGTAGACTCAAGAGATTGTCTAAAACCTAGTACAAGACAGATTTTTTACTGTATGTATACAGACAAGTTTTTGTCTACAAAACCATTCAAAAAGACTAATAAAGCAATAGGTTCTGCATTTAGAATGTATATTCATGGAGATAGTAGTGCTACAGGTATTATGATGCGTAGCGGACAAGGATTTACAATGCGTTACCCTCTTACAGAAATAGAGGGTAACGGTGGAAACCTTATGACAAGCGGTAATTGGGCTTCACCAAGATACACCGCAGTAAGACTTTCTCCATATATTGAGAAGATGTTTGAGTCTATTGATTGTAACACAATAGATGAATGGTTAGATAATTATGATGATACAGAGAAGTATCCAATAGTATTGCCTTCAAAAGGATTTTATAATATTGTAAATGGAAGTATGGGAATTGGAATTGGTCTTGCATCAAACATTCCACAGTTTAATATTAAAGATGTAAATAATGCTTTAATAACTCTATTAAAAAATCCAAAATGTAGTTTTGAAGATATTTACTGTTGCCCAGACTTTGCAACTGGTGGATATTTGATTAATGAAGAGGAAGTAAAAAATAGTTTAAGATATGGTTCTAAAAGTGCGGCGGCTGTTGCAGGTAAGACAGGTGGTTCTTGTAAGCTTAGAGCTAAAATGGAATTTGATGAAAAAGATAATTGTTTCATAGTTACAGAAATGCCTTATGGTGTTTATACTAATACGGTATGTAAACAGTTGGAAAAAATAATCTCAACACCTGAAATCAATCCCGGAATTGACAGATTTAATGATTTGACAGGTAAAACTCCAAACCTTAAAATCTATTTGGAGCCAAACGCATCAAAGGATTATATTGAATATTATTTGTATAAGAATACATCTTTGCAGAGTCATTTTTCAATAAACTTAACAATGCTTGAAAATGGTAGATACCCAAAAGTGTTTACTTGGAAAAACGCTTTGCAGACACACATTGACCATGAAAAGCTTGTTTATACAAATGAGTTGAATTATAAGTTAGATAAGGCTTTAAAGAGAATTCATATTATTGATGGTATGCAAATGTGTACAAATAATATTGATGATGTAATAAAAATCATAAAGAGTTCGGCTTCACCTGCCGCCGCCAAGAGTAAATTAAAAGATAAATATGGTTTTTCTGATTTACAAGTAGATGCAATTCTAAAAATTACTTTGTCAAGACTTTCTAAACTTGAAGTAGATAAACTTGAAAAGGAAAGAAATGAGTTAGTAACTTACACAGAGGACATTGAGTCTATCTTGAATAATGAAAATAAGTTTAATCAACATCTTATCAATGAGTGGCAAAGAGTTATTGATACTCTTGGAGATGAAAGAAGAACAAAAGTAATTGAAGTTGGAACTAGTCAGTTTGATATGGAAGATGTTGATGTAGAGGAAAATGTTGTTGTTACTCTATACGACAATATGACTTTTACTGTTGAACCACAAGTTTCATATGAAAGAAAGAATAGTCCGAATATCAAGAGAGTGATTTCAACTACAAGTTTTGGGACAATCTTTGTATTCACTTCATATGGAAAATATTATGGTATTAGCCTTAAGAAATTGATAAAAGAAAATGGTATTTTGTCAATGTTCTCATATTTAAATCTTGATTATGATGAACAAATACTTGATATAGCGGCGTCTGTTGAAAGTAATGCAGTTACTTTTGTAACAAGAAATGCAAAGATAAAAGTTACACCATTCGATAAACTTATTAAGAGTAGATATCAGAAAAATGGTAAGCAACTTATTGTTTTAGATGATAATGATGTTGTAATTTCTGCAACAACAAATAAAAAGGGCGAAGATGATACTTTTGTTATTTCAAATAAAGGTTATGTATTGAGAAGAAAGTATTATAGACCAACTGGAATTGGAACAAAAGGTAACATAATGAAGAAGTTGACATCAAATGAGTACATTATGTTTGCAGGAGATACTAAAGATTATACAGATAAACAAATTGGAATTTATGAGGAAGATGCAGTTTTACCTATGATGCTTGATATATTTGACATTAAGCCTTCAATCACTCCAAGTGGTAAAGGTAAATGTATTACAAACAATGAAAGTACAATAGATAAAATAGCTATTTTTAATAAATAAAGTATTGACTTTTTTCAAATTGTATGATATAATATATTTATAAGATAGAAAAGTATGGCGGTTATTTTAGATGAGCGATAGACATAAAATAGCCGCCGCCTTGAAAGGAGAGTTAATACTATGAATATGTCTGAATTAGTAGATTGGTTAAATGAAATGACCGACTATTATAACAGAGGAGAAGCTAAAGTATCTGATGTTGAGTGGGATACAAAATATTTTGAGTTAGAAGCTCTTGAGCAAAGAACAGGAAAAAGACTTCCAAATTCTCCAACACAAAGAATAAGAAGTGAAGAAATAAACAAGAAAAGTAATGAAACTATTGAAGTTGCTCACAAGTTTCCAATGCTTTCATTAGCAAAGACAAGAACAATGGATAAAGTATTGAATATTGTTGGAAACAATGACTCAATAACAATGTTGAAACTTGATGGAATTTCTTGTAGACTTATTTATAAGAACGGACTTCTGTGTGATGCAGTATCTAGAGGTGACGGTGAGGTTGGTAAGTCAATAATTGAGAATGTTAAACATATTAAAAATATTCCAAAGAGAATTGAAAACAAAGATATTCTTTACATTGACGGAGAAATAGTTTGTAAGCAGTATGATTTCAAGAAATTGAATGAAGAGTTTACAGCTTTGAAGAATAGTAAAAAGCCATATAAAACAAATAGAAATGTTTCAACAATTGTTGTTACAAATAAGAGTGTTACAAACAGAAAATATATCTCCGCATATCTTAACTTTGTTGCTTGGGATATGAAAGTTGAGTTTATTGGCAAATCTCAATCAATAAGTAAAGCAAACTTGGCTTTGTTATCAAAGAAACTTTCTTTCTTGCATACTCTTGGTTTTGAAGTAGTTCCTTATAAGGTAAATTATTTGGAAGAGAATGGAGAAGAGTTTGTAAATGAAGAGAAAAATTTGGACTATCCTATTGATGGCTTGGTTTATAAAATAAACAATGTAAACATCTATGATAATAGAGGTGCAACAGAACATCACCCATTAGGTGGTATTGCATATAAGTTTAAAAATAGTATATTCCCAACGAAACTACTAGATATTGTATATAGTGTAAAGAATGACGGGGTTATTGTACCAACAGCAATTTATGACACTATTACAATAGAAGGTTCTGATTGTAGTAAAGCAGGATTGACAAATACATTAAATATGAAAAAGGTTTTGGGTGAGAAACCATATGTTGGAGAGATTGTTTATGTGAAGAAAGCTAATCAGATAGTCCCTTACATAGAGAAAGCAGACTATGAACCAAATGAAAATTCAAAGTTTATTGAGATACCAACACATTGTCCAAAATGCGGAGCTCCGCTTGATGTAGAGTCAAATCGTTTTGTTTGTAATAATAAACAGTGCGGCGGTAAAAGTATTATTGCATTAAAGAGATTTGCAGGTAATAAGGGATTGGATATTAAAGGTTGCGGAAATAAAATGATTTCATTCTTATTTGAATATGAGTTTATAAGAACAATAAAGGATTATTTTGCTCTTGCAAGTCAAGAGAAAGAAATAAAAGATGCTTACTTTGATGTATATGGAAAAAGTGGAGATAACGCAATAGAAAAGGTTTTAAATTCAATTAAAAGTATTAAAAACGTTGGATTAGAGCAATTTATTAATGCAATTTGTATACAAGGTGTTGGTCCCGCAGCTGCAAGAAAGATTAGCGATTATTATAAATCTTGGGAAGCTTTTAGATGCTTCAATTATGAAGAGCTAAAAGATAAAATTGGCTTGAGAGAGAATATTATTAAAAGTATCTTTGATTATGATTTTTCTGATGCAGATGAGATAGTAAAGAACTATATTACAGTTGATGAAATTGAACCAATTATTGATGGAACTCTTGACGGTTTAACATTTACATTGACTGGAAGATTTCCAGTCGCTAAAAAGATTATTGAAGATGAAATTCGAGCTAATGGTGGAATTGTTTCAGCAGGTGCTAGTGTAACAGCTGATAAGACAGATTATTTGATTTATGATAGCAAAAATAAGAGAACAACAAAGGTATCACAAGCAGAAAAATATGATGTTCCAATAATTAGCTATGAAGAATATAAAACATTAGTAAAAGGAGAAAAGATTAAACGATGAAAAGAAATGCGTACAATATTTTTAATTATGTAAAAAGACATGAAGAAGATTATATTACAGCTTCAGACATTGCAGAAGCACTCGGGCTTACTAGAAAATCTGTTGATTGTACTATCACAATGGCTTTTCAGAAAGTTGGTTTGATGAAAAGAGAGGCAGCGGAAATTGAAATCGAGCGTGAGGACGGAAAAATTGAAGTAAAACCTGTTAAGATTATTCAGCTTACTGACGAAGGTAGAGAGTATCCCATTGATGAACAGCCAATCGAGGACTAAATGATATACTTTATCCTTATTGCTATTCTCTTATTGGCTCTAGCTATTGTATCGTATAACAATTATAAAAATAAAGAAACATATGATACAAAACTAGAGTCTTTAAAAAGAGAATATGTAAACGAAAAAAATAAAGCACTATGTAACAAACAAATTGAAGAATTATCAAATGAATTAAAAGAGAAACGTAATGAACTTATTACAATCAATGAAAAGATACAAGAGAATAAAAACAATGTAGAGTTTTTTGAAAATTTTAAATCTACTTTAGATGCAAGTAAAAATAACTTTATAAGGACTTTGGAAAGTGCATATACAGATGCAGAGTTGGATTATGATAATAAATTGGGTAAGTTGAACGCTAAATATGAAGAGTATCAATCAGAACTTGAAACAATGAAGAAGTTGTATCATGGTTTACAAGAGTCAAATAGATTACAAGAGCTTGAAGAAAACAAAGTAAAGAGTCATATGATTGAAATTAGTGATAATGATTTAAATGATATTATCTTCTTGGAAGAAGTTAAGGATAAACTTACAAGTAACAAAAGAGTTTTATCAATGTTGATTTGGCAATCTTATTATCAAAAGCCCTTAAAACAAATGTCTACTGCACTTTTAGGCGGCGCCCCTGTAACTGGCATCTATAAAATTACAAATAAAAATAACAACAAATGTTATGTTGGACAAGCAAGAGATGTACAAAAAAGATGGGCGGAACACGTTAAAAAGGGATTAGGCATTGATACACCTGTCAACAATAAATTTTATAATGCAATGCTAAAAGATGGTGTACACAATTTCACTTTTGAACTCTTGACAGAATGTAAAGTAGATGAACTTAATGAACTTGAACGAAAGTACATTGATTTTTATGAAAGTACGATATATGGTTATAACACATTGAAAGGAAATAAGTAAAATGGGAACGATTAAAATTCAAGAAGAAACAACAAAAAACCCTATAGAACTTATGGGTAAAGAAGCAGGTATTTGTTGGGGAGCAGACACAGAGAATAAAGAGAAAAATATAAAGCGTGGTAAGGATTGCCTTGAAAATGGGCATATGAGAGTAGCAGAATATCCTCAAGTTTATCTTGTACTATCAGGTTATTCTGCTAGAGTAATACGAGAGCTTTATACACATATAGGTGGTATGCCGACAAGATTACAAGCTTCGACAAGATATATTGATTATGATAATTTTAAATTTGTTGTGCCAAATAGTGTTAGTAGCAATACCAATGGGAAACGAATTTACGAAAGTGTAATGAATAATATAATAACAGGTTATGAAAGTCTTTTAAAGGCTGGCGTGCCTATAGAGGACGCCGCAAACATTCTACCATTAGGAATGGAAACAAAAGTAGTATTAAGAACAAATTTGAGAAATCTTATTGATATGTCAAGACAACGTATGTGTATGAGAGCATATAGTGAGTTTAGACAATTAATGAATGATATTATTAATGCTCTTTGTTCTTACAGCGTTGAGTGGAAATACTTGACAGAGACTTATTTTTATCCAAAATGTGCATACTTGTCATATTGTCCAGAGAAAAAAAGTTGTAAACTCTATGGCTCAAAGCTTGACAAATAGAAAAAAATATGATATAATATTATTATAGTAAAAATTTAAATAAAGGAGAAAGAGATTATGAAACAGAAAATTATTAACAAAGTAAATGCAGAAGGTTATATTTTTGATGTTGAAGGAAATTTTAGAGAAGTTAATAACACAGAGAGTCCAAGAAATGGTCAGGAGTTTTTCAGTGGAAAAGTACAGTTGGCTTTGGACAAGGAAGGAACTAATGTAGTACCATTTAGTATTTTTGTTTTTGAAAAGACAAAGAATGGTTCAGCAAATAAAACATTTGAGCTTTTAAAGAAGTGTATAGAAAAGCAGTTGACAATGGTAAGTGGTTTAGAAACACCTATTATGGTATCAATTAGTGGTTCACTTAGCCTTAATGATTTTTATTCTGTTGCGAATGAAGAGATGATTTCTGCAAAAGAGATTAGAGCAACTTTTGTATCAGAAATTCGTTCTTTTGCAAAGAAGGAGCCTTTTGTTGATATTGAAGTAGATATGTTTATTAATAGCGTACAGACTGTTGAGGAGAATGAGGATAGAGGTATTCAGGAGCATACTCGTATCAATGGTGCAGTATTTAATGACTATTCAAAAGAGATTTATCCTTTTTCTTTCGATGTAGAGGTACCAGACGGAAGAAATTATTTCGAAAGTCTTGGAGTTTCAAATTCAGAACCAGTATTCATGAAAGTATTTGGAACATTTAAGAACAATGTAAAGAAGGTAGATGTTGAAGAGGAAACAGCATTTGGAACTCCTGTTGTAAGAACAGTAGAAAGAAAGACAAAGCAGTGGATTGTAAACTCTGCAACTCCTCCATATGATTTTGGTTTAGAAGAAGTTCTCACACTTGATGAAGTAAAGGAAGCAACACAGAAAAGAAACATTAAGCTTGAGAAGATTAAGCAGGAAGCAATTGAGTATGCAAACGCACCAAAAGCAAGTGCGAGTAACAATAGTGTAAATTCAGTTGCAGACGGAGAAATTCCACTCTTCTAATAAACTGTAAATCAGGCGGCGTCAGTTAAATAGGCGCCGCCACCTAATTTGAATAAATAAAAAGGAGAGAATAAAATGCAGAGAATAAATATATTAGATATTAAGCCACACGTAGTAAGTAAAAGTTTGAAGGGATATTCAGTATTTTTCTATGGTCCACCTAAATGTGGTAAAACAACAATTTCATCACAATTTCCTAAGGCATTGTTGTTAGCTTTCGAGAAAGGTTATAATGCATTGCCTGGAGTAATGGCGGCAGATATGACATCTTGGGCAGATTTTAAATATATTTTGACACAGTTAAAAAGCAAGGAAGCACATGAGCAGTATTCAACAATTGTTATTGATACAGCAGATATTGCTTATAAGCTTTGTGAAAAGTACGTTTGTAGCAATGCAGTCGTAAAGAAGAATGGTTCGGAACAAATTGGTGTAGATAATATTTCTGATATTCCATATGGTGGCGGTTATAGTATGGTAGAAAATGAGTTTGATAATGCACTACGTATGATTACACAACTAAACTATGGACTTGTTATTATTAGTCACGAGCAGACTAAAAAGCTTGTAGATGAGAACGGAGATGAGTATGGACAGCTTATTTGCCCAACACTTGATAAACGCTCCGCAAAAATTGTAAACAGACTTGTTGATTTGCTTGGATATGCAAAACCAGTAACAGATGCAGAGGGAAATACATCAACAAAATTGTTGTTGAGAGGTAATGAAAAGTATATTGCAGGTAGTCGTTTTAAACATACTCCGACTTATATTGATTTTAATTATAATGCTCTTGTAGATACTATTTCTAAAGCGGCTGAGGCTGCAGGCGATGAAGTTGGAAAAGAATATATCACGGAAGAATATATC